GTATTCTGCTCTACAGTTCCAATATCAATTATCCGAGGTTCTGATAGAGGTCCTATAATACCTCCAACCTCAAATGCCCAAGTAAATTCCCACTTAGTATTAGCCAGAAACGGAGACGGTGCTATCGCTGCTGAGGTGATAACTGCTGCTCCCCACTTCATTCCAGCAGGTACATCCTTCGGAGGCTGAAGAACATAAGCCTCAGAAAAGTCTGCTGTATAGTCTTCTCTTAAATCTAATTCTTCATCTCGTCTTGCTACTAATCCAATCTTCTTTCCCCACAGAGGTCTGATATCTGGAATAGGAGCATCTCTATGTGACAGTCCTAATATTTCTATAGTGTCTGGAGGAAGATGATAGAACCTATGTTTAACGATCCAAGTAACATCATCAGTGTTAGTAGTACATCTTAAAGGTTCTACAGTTCTAACTGAAGTTCCAGTCACTTTCTCTATAGTATATTCTCTACCCTGAATTTCAATTATCTGTCCTTCCCAGATCCTTGGATCTTCTAAGAATTCAGATACTGGAGAACTGAAGGAACATTCTCTTCTTCCATCAAGTACATTCAGATTAGGAACCGCTGGGGTTCCTATAGGTTTAATATCTGGATATATGTTAAGGAACTTTGTCTTTCTGCCAAAGTTCCATCTCTTGCTCAGATATAATTGATTGTAAGCGTCATTTATTAATTCATCCAGATCATCCAAATAAGATTGAATCTCAGGATTGTAATCTGTAATGTTCTTTACTTTATTTCTCAGTTCTTTTAAGTTCATATTTTTCCTTCCTAAATGGTCGTCTGTTTAACACTTACATTATACTAACTGCTTTAGCAAGGAAATTGTAAAGATAAACTTGAAAAAAAGTGAGGGTAACCCAACCCAAAAATGTCTAATAAAAAACAGTTGGGTTACCCTCTGCGAATCCAATAATTTACGAATCGCTTCCCAATCCGAAAACATACACATCGCAAGTGTTAGCGGCAGCAAGTTCAAGGCATACACCAATAGTAGGTGCAATGTCAGCAGCAACGCCAACCCTCGCACGACCTGCAACACCGACACCCATCTGTAATGGTGTACCCAGTGCTGTACCAGTCGCAACGGCTGCATTTTCCACATAACCACGGGTGACAACATCAATGAAGCCTCCCGCAGCACCAGCAGTAAGTGCAACCCCAACTGTCCTTGGATTGCCCAATGCTACAATCGTAGCCTGAACAACCGTAACGGCTCTTGCAGAATTAGTCTGTCCAGTGTCAAGCATTACCCAGTCACCTGCGGCAACAGTTCCATTACAGTGATAACGCTGTACGGTCCTGCGGTCCAAGGCTGTAGGAATGTCTATCGTATTTCCAAACACATCCTGTGAAGTTTTCTCTAAGTATGATAGTCCTGATCTGCTCATCTTACCACGCCTCCCCATCAAATAATAGTCCCTGTGAACCCAAGTGATCCGCAATCAACTGACCCTTCCAATAGAGGGTAGCAGCACGGGCTGTAGTTCCAGAGATATGTTCAAAGTCAGAAACTGCGAAATCAGCATCTGGATGCATAACTAATTTAATTCCATCAAAGTTCAGGAAGTAACCAGTAGCGGCTTGTCCAGCACCGTTAACGGTAGCATCTGGCATAGCGATATCAGCCTCACAAGGAGCACCAGCAAACAACAGAGACATACGACCTCCGTCCAAAGACTTCTCATCAATGTATCGTTCGTTAGCGAAAAGTGCTCGTTTGTAATTGGCAAACCCTGCTTCAGACATAATGACTGCATCAACCTGTCCCATAGGAGCACGACTATTAGTCGTAGTCCAAAGACTGTTCATAGCAGCCAAACCGTTAGCATTGAAACCACCAGCAACATCACCGATCTGGTTATACCAACCGACAACATCAACAACTGATTTCTGAATACCACCAATGGTATTTGTCTGTGTAGCAGCCGCAGGTAGACCTTCTTCAAGGAAGCCGGTTGTAAATGCAGCGGGTACGCCATTAAGACTGTTAAGCCCTGTAAGAACTGTACTGTTTCCAGCGAGAAGTTGAAGGTTAATTTCCCTTCGTAACATTCCCATAACAGAGCGCATTCGTGCCTCAACAATTTTCACGATTGCTTTCTCGCCCTGATTTTCCAGTTCTTCCTTTTTGGTAATCACGATCGGAGCAGCGAAATCTGCCCAATCATAGATTGCCGGTTGCATAACATCGTTAACTGCAAGACTGACTGGCTCATATCCAGTAGGTAGACTTGTGATAGAACTGTGCTCGGCAATTGCGAGAGGTCGCTGGATTTTAATCCCGCCATCCTCATATTCAATTCCGCCTGCTCGTTTACAGTGATCTAAAAAAGCAACCTTCTGGAAAAGTTCGTCAACCTCGCCGTCTCGGATACTAAACAAAGTTGAGGATAATAGTTCATTTGAAATAGCCATAATGTATATTAATCCTTTTGTTTTGCTATATCGTCAATGACGAATGTTATTAATTCAGTTCCGTAGAATTGTCCACCGTTTGCTCCAGCGGGTTCTGCTTCTTCTGTTCTTCCCCAGAATTTATTTAGGTTGTCCTCTTGATCCGGAGGGTCCGTATAAAGGGCGGGAAAAGTTGCCCCATCTAAAATAGTATAATTTGTAAAATTCTTTGGAGGTAACGACCCTTTAATGGGTGTTTCTAAATGCAAATATAACTGATCAAGTTTCATTTACCTCTCCTCTTAGACGCCATCTTACGAAAGGTTTTGGCAAGATTATACCTCTTACTACCTTTCGGACAGGAGGCTGAACCGTATTTCTTACCGGTACAAACACCACTGGTTCCCCTCCTCTTTATAGATTGCGTTGCTTTCTGTATCCATTTATTGTTCTTCTTCTTACGAGATGCCATTTGCTTTATGATACTGATATGCTTCCCAAGCATCTCTGAACTGAGGATTACCATTAACCTTACCAGCCGTACCATTAGAAGTTTTATTCCAAGCCTCATTCTGCTTTTCTTTCTTTCTAATCTGTTCGCCTTGTAGTGTAGCCAATTGCTCTCGGTCCATCTTTGCTTTAGTTATATAGTATGCATCCTCTAATTTAAGTTCAGGTCTTGACTTAAGTAGTTGTGCAACTTGGACACGAACCGTAGGTTCTGTTAGATCTGGATTATCTCTCTTGAAGTTATCCAATGCCAACTGTCGTTGCTTAACAAACATATCTTCCTGAACAGGTTGAATCATCTGTTGAAATAGTTTAGCAGCCTCTTGCTTGATCTTGTTATTGATACCATCATCAGTAAACACATCGTGTGGTACCTCAGGTTCCTTAGCAAGTTCCTTCACATTCTCTGCAAACTTTCCACTATAGAGAGCATTCTTCTCAGCGACCAATGCTTCTCTTTCAAGTTCCAACTGCTTCCTAATCTCAGCAACTTCCTGTGTCTTACGGGTTGTCATTGCTCTTAGATTAGCAATTAATTTTCTACCATTTTCTGGTAGGTGCTTAAGGACTTCCTGATAATTCGGAAGATCCCTATGGGTGTTATTCATAATATCATCATTAGAAAAATCTGCACCCAACAGATCATCCAGACTAAAGTTCTCAAGGAACTTATCTGTTATTACTTTAGGAGCCTCTGGTTGGCTCGTAGCCGTATCCTTAGCCTCTACCGGTGTGTTACCATTGGTTACCTCGTTAGATGCTTCTACGGTCGTTTCTGACGCATCTGAGGTAGTGTCCTGTTGGACAGTCTCTACTGCTTCGCTCATTGTTATACCCTCTCTAAAAATAAGTCTTCAATACTTTCGTCGCTACCTTCTGGCAACGGCGTTCTCTCATCATCCAGAGATTCCTCTGCTGGACTTAGTTCCACTACCTCTTCATCGGGGGTAGCAAGAAATTTCTTAAACTTGCTATTACGGAATACCTTACCTAACTTACCAGCCAAAATCTTGAGACTGGAATCATCAGTAATATCTTCCAAGACAAATGTATCCTCTTCATCTAATACATCTGCTACAATAGCATCATCAATGCTCTGCTTAAACATAAGCAACAGACGAACGAATTCAATTGGTAGTTCTGTCTGATCCTCAGGAAAGTTAGGATAATCCGCTTTCAATCCATAAAGAGGCTGACCTTTCTTTGCCTGTACTACCAAAGCATTAAGAGGTTTCCTCGTAAAGTTACCTCTTGGCTGGAATTCACCAACCAGTTCATCCTCAGCAACTGCCGTTTGTTCCATACCCTGTAATACCTCAGGTGCTACATCTTCATTTTCTATTCGTACTTCTAATGCCATTATGTTTTTGCCTCCCTTTCATCAGCCTGTTTAAGCATTTCCTTAGCAGGCAATACTTCACATATAGCCTTCATTGTACCACCATAAGTAGAACCGTATTCCTCTACCTTCTTCTTATAGGCACTATTAAGATTCTCAAAGTGCTGGTCTTCTGCCAACTGAGATTGAATCTTATTATCTACAAAGTCCTTAGGAAGATCATTAGCATTCACATAACCCATCTTCCTACAGATCCTTTCCTCTTCTCGTTTGTTAGTTACCCTTCTACCCAGAGCAGAACTATACATACCGTTCACACCGTACTTGCCTGTCTCATCTCCCCAAAGGGTAACTGTTCTTGCTGGAGCGGATATCAGTCGTGTCCAACCGTGTTGCTTTCGTCTACCATCCTTGTCACAGATAATACATTCGTGCTCATCCATCCATAAATCATCTTTATCCATATCCACCAAGGCTTCCACTACATTCTTACAGCCCTTACACTTAAATTCATAGAACGGCATTATTTCCTACCTCCTGATCCAAAGTCTCCCGGCATTGGGAATGGAATAGTTCCTCGTCGTCCTGAACCAAATTGCTTAGCCACTTCCTCCTCAGGACTTACTGGTTCCGTAGTAAACGGTGCACCATCAGGTCTTGCCTTTGGCATTTTCTCACCTTCAGCAATTGCCCTTGGATCAAGTTCTGCTTGAACCTCAGGTGTCTCACTAAACTGACGAGGTAGGTCATATAGCCTGATAATCTCATCTCGGATCTTCCAAGGCTCAACACCCAAAGTCGTAAGCACCGGCACCAACTGTAATAGTTGCTGTCGTCTTACGCTCTCTGCAATTGGGGTACTTGCCTGATCCAATGCGGCATACTTGAACTTACCTTGTAGTTTCTCAGGTGTAACAATCTCAGGTGTTCCTTCCAGTAGAATAACTTCCTTAGATTTCTCTTCAGCAATCAAGGATATAATTCTAATATACTTCTCAGCAATCTGTTCAATCATACCATCTCGTTCTCTGGCAAGTCGTCCGATCTCTGATGCAGTATACTGAGCCAACGCAGCAATCTCTGTTGCTGAGGTCTTAGTAGTCTCACCTCTTGTGAAAGGAGCCATAACAGAACCCTTAGCAAGATCTTGATCAATCTGTTGTAGGTACAATGAATGATTAGAAGAAATGGGAATAGATGGCACCACAGAAATAATATTGCCTAAAGTCTCAGCATCTACAGGAATCATAGCACCATCTATCCCCGCAGTAATTTTGGCTAATGCTTCTTCATCAATCGCACCCTCTTTAACGAGGTATTGCCTTGTATCTCTACGAACAGCGTTCGCCCAAAATGACCGCAAGATGTTCTTCTCATACACCTGATCATAGATACGCTTCATAGCACTAATCCCATCCATTGGCTGATCAGGTACACGGGAATAATATAAAGGTACGATAGGAGCAACTGGCTCATCATTATGATCTTCTAATGGGATATCGTCCTCCGATAATAGTTTATCTCCTCCGCTCCAGTTGGGGGACCAGAAATATAACTTACCATTAATCATATCATACAGTTCAACTACTTTACAATACAAGAACTGATTAGGCAGATTGTCTGTAGATTCATACGGATCTGCCGGTGCTCCGTGCTCTTCAAAATAATTTGTCTTCGTAATTGGATTCCACTTCTTACTACCAAACTTATGATTCATACCAGCCACAGTCTCATAATAGATGTGTCCAATAAATCTCTGTTCGTCCCAAGTAGTAGCATCCCTATCAACTATAACTTCCCAAGGACTAAGAGCCTTGATCCCAACACGATCAAGTATATTAGTACTATCCTTAGGATACAACTTCATAAATGCATTAGGATAAATAAGAGCAAGTCTGGAAGCAATTTCCAACTGCGTCTTCTGTTCAAATAAGAAACGATTAGCAATTTCTTTAATCATATTCTTATTGCCCTTACCCTGAATATCAGCACCTATCTCAATAGATGGTGCCTTACTAAACAGGCTTGCAATGAAGCCTTCAATATAAGCGTAAGCATCTGAAGTCTCCACCCTCAATTGAGCGTGTGTATCAAATGCATTCCTCTCCTTATAGAAGTTCGTCATATACGCAGCCTTATACTTACGCATATCACTTTGTCTCTCAGCCCACAAGGCTTCGTGCTCTGCGACCACAGCACGGACAAAGCCGTTCTTTTCACTATGTGTTAGTGCCATTCTTTAGATTCCTTATTAATGTATAATTTGTAAAATTAATACCTCTTCTCCTTCTGACCGAATGAAGTATCTAATACCCGTTGAACCCTTCTTTCTTTAATCCAGTCAGGAAGGTATGCCGACTTATGTAGTTGAACCTGCTTAAGACACTGACAGGCTAATGCCAAAGCAATCACAGTATCACCGTGATGATCTAAATTAGATGGAACCTTAGGAGCCAGACCCCTATCATCTAATTGATAAGATCGCAATTCAGTATAGGTTATACTATCCAGTTGTGTAATAACACCCTCACTTAGTAGTGCCTTAAGTTCCTCAAATAGAATGATTTTAGACTTCGTAGTTGTTATCCAGTCCTTACCCTTCTGATCAGACCAGAGGTTGTAATACCCTCTGTTTCTTAATTCATTCAGGACAGGAAGCCCCCAGTTATTCTCTTCCACCAATACCTTAGCGTCATTATACTTCGTCGCTAAAATAATAATCTTATCAGCCAAGTCCACAGGAACTGTTGTATTACTACGAAACATAGCCACAGGCTGATAACTAATCTTATCCATAACGGTAATGACTGAATAGTCACCACCTCTGCCAGAAGCAACATCCACACCGATAGCGTAAGAATTGTTAAAGTCAGGTTCAGTCCAGATATATTTCTTATTGTTAATAGCCTCAACATTCTTCGTTTCAATGTACCGAAGATCCTCGTCAGAGAAATACGCCGTACCTGCTTGTGCGAATGCTTCTTCCAATGTTGCTGGATATTCCCTCCTAAATTTCTCGGTACCTAACCTGTGTATCATACAGGCTCTCCAGTACATCTGGTTCTGTGTCAGCATATGCTGTCGTTGATATTCTAAGTCCTCACACTTCCAGCCTTCAGGATAATCAGAAATATAATTCGGATGCTGGAACCACGGAAAGAACTGATAGTTCCAATGTCCTTCCCCTCTCTGTGCCTTAATAACTTCTTGATGTAAGGCATCACCATAGTGATTAGCAGTTGATTCAATGATCAATCTATTTCCATTAAGAGCACCGATAGCAGTAGCCTTAA